TATTTGTATTTGTATTTGTATTTGTATTTGTATTTGTATTTGTATTTGTATTTGTAAAAAGCAAATCATCCATATTATTTATCATTTCATTTAAATTAATATTATTATAATATTCATTTGTTTCTTCATTGTCTGCCTTTTCCTCTAATAAAAAAGAAATATTTGCTTCATTTTTATTAGTCATTTTAAATATTTATATTTACTTATTTTTATATTACATTTCAACTATATTACATTTCAACTATATTACATTTCAACTATATTACATTTCAACTATATTACATTTCAACTAAGTCCATGTACTTGAAAATTGCCTTATTAGACAAACTCTTGTAATCCTTAACCTTGCTCTTGGCCAGCATTGTAATAGTTTCTATAATTGTCTTTCCGCTTATTTCCAATTCATCTTCTTCATAGTCACTATCATCCTCAGCCGCGTTAATAATATCTTTATTAAATAAAATTCCAACATGCTCAGTTAGTTCATCAACCTCATTCTTCTTATCACTTCGATTAATAGTATTAATAATTGTATCTAATAATTTTCTAAGAATGCGCGCAACAGATAACTTACTAATAAAGCCGTTTAATGCTAGGTTAACAATAAACTGAGAATTTGCCCTGCGATTTTCATTAGTTTTATTATTCTCACAGAACTTATCATAATTAGTATCAGGGTCTATGTACTGAATTGTTTCAAATTGCTCTGAAAACGCGGCATAGTTTTTGTCAAACGTTGACCTTAAATAAGGATATTTTGATGCCAATTCACAGTACAAATCAGCAAACAACTTTGAATAGAACTTGTTTTTAGTTGAAATGTCATAAATAACATAACTAACGCTATCTTCAGATTCTTTACAAAAATCATCAGAGTTCATTATAGTGTCTAAAATATCAATAATTTTGCCACGAATATCAGCGAATGTCTTATCTGATAATTTATTCAAATTTGAACGTAAAACATCGATATGTCCATCTAGACCAGTTTTTTGCTCTATCCTAGTTGCCTGAAATGACCGAAGACTTTCCCAATCATCATTTTTTATCTCCATATATTTATTACCCTTCCTATTTCTACTTTTATTTTTGTTATTAGAGCTTGAAGCACTTGACATTGTTTCACCCTCATTATACTCTTTTTTTTGAAAAACAGGTGTAGTTATACACGAAGAACCAATTTCAGTTGATAAATAATTAATAATATCTATTGGCGCTTTGGGTACTACAAAGTCAAATCCGTAGAATATTACTTCCTTGAAATTTTGAAGACTATATTTCATTGTTTGGTTATTAATAGCGGCGGTGGTCATTTTATCTCTTACTTTAATTATATAGTTTAATATTTATATCAATTTTTTTTAGAATATAATTATTATTAATAAAATCCACTTAAAACCAATTTAACATGATAAAATATATACAATGTCTTTAAACGAAGAAAATAACAACGAACTAGTAATAAATGTGGAAGAAATAGAACAATCCACCGCAAATATGGAGTCTGATATAGAGGAACCAGATTTTTCATTTACATCTTGGGACAATTTAGAAATAAGTAGTGAATTGTTAAGAGGTATATATAGTTATGGTTTTGAGAAACCTAGTCCAATTCAGATGAAAGCTATTAAACCAATTATGATGAAGAGGGATTTAATTGCTCAAGCTCAATCAGGAACAGGTAAGACCGCAACTTTTTCAATTGGAGTTTTACATAGAATTTCAGTTAAAGATAATTATACTCAGGCACTAATTATGAGTCCTACACATGAACTAACTACACAAATTAGTGGTGTTATTCAGGGATTAGGTAATATTATTAACGGTCTTCGTGTGAAAACAATTGTTGGTGGGTCATCAATAGATGAAGATGTTGCTGATATGCGTAAAAATGTACCACATATTATTGTAGGAACACCTGGACGTGTATTTGATATGATTCGCCGCCGTCATATTAATGCCAAGAAATTGAAAATAATGGTTTTAGATGAAGCAGATGAGATGTTGTCATCAGGGTTTAAAGAGCAAATATATAATATTTTTCAGTACCTAAATTCAGATATTCAAATTGCTCTATTTAGCGCGACAATTCCCAATGATATGATTCCATTGACTGAAAAGTTTATGCGCAATCCAGTAAAAATATCAGTAAAGGTTGAACAGCTGACATTAGAAGGTATTAAACAATATTATGTGGCATTAGATGACGATATTCAAAAGTATGATACATTAAAGGATATTTATAATAAGATGAGCTTTAGTCAGTGTATTATTTATTGTAATAGTGTGAGACGTGTTCAAGATTTATATGACGCAATGAAGCAGGATGATTTTCCTGTTTGCTGTATCCATAGTAATATGGACAAAAATGAACGTAACCAGGCATTTAAGGATTTCAGAACAGGCAACTCGCGTGTATTAATTTCGTCTAATGTTACTGCACGTGGTATTGATATCCAGCAAGTAAGTGTAGTTATTAACTTTGATATTCCTCGAAATGTTCATACATATCTTCATAGAATTGGTCGCAGTGGTAGATGGGGTCGAAAGGGTACTGGTATAAATTTTGTTACTAGACGCGATATGTATAATTTGAGGTCAATTGAGGACTTTTATCATTGTCAAATTAACGAGTTAACTGAAGGTGTTCTTATTTGAAAATCATAAAATAAAATAATAAAATAAAGGAAAAGTTCGTAAAATAGGCTATAAATTAATCTATTTTACAAATAATAAGGTAATGCAATTTGTTGAAGAATTATTAAAACACGCAAAAACTGGTGAATCAAAGCAATCAAATACGCCTGTAGATATTAATGATATAAATAAAGTATTTAAAATTCCAATTCAATATAATGCCAAAACTAGAAAACTTAATGAGAATATTATAAATGATTTAGAATTAGTTAAAACTGTTGATTCTGGTGAAACACCTATTTATAATCATGTATTCAAACCTACAAATATTTTAGGAAAAATAGTATTGGAAACAGTACCAAAATATTACACTACAGATACATCATTTTTAAAAGAATCGCAACAACTAATTAAGAAATTTAAACCGGATGATATAAACACTATAACAAATAAGCATAATTTTAGTGATTCAAGTATAGAAGACACTGTTTCGTGCTGGAAGGAGATTAAGGGTGAAACAGGATTTCTTTCAAAGTATTTATATGTAGACTGGGGTATTGGAAAATTCATTAATAACAATCCAAAATTATTACAATTGATGAGCATGTACAATATAGCGTCTCCATTATTATCACTTTGTCTTCCAATTTTTGTTTTAATTATACCATTTTTTATTATTAAAGTAAAAGGGATTAAATTGACTATGGATGAATATATAGATGTTCTTAAAAAGTTGATTTCACAACACTCTATTGTAAAGGTATTTACAAACTTTAACCAAGTTGATTTTTCTCAAAAAGCTTATTTATTAGCCTCAGCTGGGTTTTATTTGTTTTCAATTTACCAGAACATTTTAGTATGTATTCGGTTTTATTCTAATATGAAGAAGATACATGATTATCTCCATAATTTTAGAAAATATTTAGATTATACAATTGAAATGATGAATTATCATTTGTCTTTTTCAAATGAACTAACAAGTTATAACGATTTTAATACAGATATTAGAGGAAAAATGGATACTTTAGAAAGATTTAAAAAGGATATAGCATGTATTACTCCATTTAATTTGTCTGTATCAAAGGTTACACAAATAGGCCATATTATGTACACATTTTATCAGTTATATGAAAACCCTGAATACCATGATGCTATGTTATATTCATTTGGATTCAATGGATATATTAATAATATTATAGGATTGAAACAAAATATAGATAGTGACAAGATGAATGCTGCTATTTATTCTTTGTCTAATAAAGATAAAGAGAAAGAAAAAGAAAAAGAGAAAGCAACTAACAAAGGCAAGCCTGTATTTAAGAATATGTATTACCCTAAATTTATTGATGAAGTAAATATAGTAAAGAATGATTGTGATTTGAATAAAAATATGATAATTACTGGTCCAAATGCTTCAGGTAAAACAACAACTCTTAAAACTGTACTAATAAACGTTATTTTGTCTCAACAAATCGGTTTTGGTTGTTATGATAAATTGAAAATTCATCCATTTGATAATATACATAGTTATTTAAATATCCCAGACACATCTGGGCGCGACAGTTTGTTTCAGGCAGAGGCAAGACGTTGTAAGGAGATTTTAGATAGTATTGAAGCAAATGGCGATGAAACTCACATAGCTAGTTTTGATGAATTATATTCAGGAACAAATCCAGATGAAGCAGTAGCAAGCGCAACCGCGTTTATGGAATTTATTGTTAAAAATGATAATATAACTTGTTTATTAACAACTCATTATACAAAATTGTGTAAAAAATTGGCAAAAAATAAGAATATTGAAAATTACAATATGAAAACAGAAAAAAAAAACGACAATTTTGAATATACATACGTAATTCAAAAAGGTATTTCCCGAGTAAAAGGGGGAATTAAAGTATTAAGTGATATGGATTATCCAAAAGAAATATTAGACAAAACTAACAAATTATAAGAATTCGTTTGCTTATAAAATTAAATATGTTAATTATTTTTAATAATGATATCTGAAATATTTAGCACGTCGTTTTTATTTAGCATCGCAATTATTATAATTTTAGTAGGTGGTCTATTTGCGTATTTTAATCATAGATTTTCGGAACAAAATCATAAAATGCAATCAATGTTAGGATTAGTATCCACTATGGCAGAGGAAATGCAATACTTTAGAAGTAAATTAAATAGTAGACCCAATGATAATAATTATACTGAATCAGATAATATTCAAATAATTCCTAATTTTTTAGGTGAAACCAACAGAACGAACACTATTGATTTGATTGAAGTTTCTGATGATGAAGATGAGGAAGAGGATTCTGACTCGGAAGATGAGGAAGAGAATTCTGACTTGGATGAAGATGAAGATTCTGACTTGGATGAAGATGAAGATTCTGACTTTAATGACTCAGATGATGAAGACAATAACAGAAAAATAATTAACATTGATTTAGGGATGAATAATAATGATATTGTAATTGACTCTGAAGATATTAACAATGATTCTAACCCAGAAGATAATTTTAACATTGAACATTCTGGTTTAGAAGATACCAATTTAGAAGATATTGATGCTAATTTAGAAGATATTGATGCTTCATTAAAATCCATTTCAATCAATGATATAAACGCAAATTTGTTAGTTAATAAAGGTAAAATAGATTATAAAAAAATGTCATTAAATAAATTACGTGAAGTTGTAGTAGAAAAAGGATTAATTGTAGATGCTTCCAAGTTAAAAAAGAATGACTTGCTTAAAATGTTAGGGGATGAATAGATAAATAGTAACATTTGAAATAGTTTTTATCTAGTAATATTATAATATACTATGAATTCTTCTAACAACTATTATACTATGAATATGAATACAAATGTTAGCCCATCTTGGCAACCAGAAGCAGTGTTAAATAACAAAATAATACAAGATACAAATATTACGTCGAATTGGAAATATAGACAATACATCCAACAGAACGCAAATCAGATTATGAAATATAATACTATGGAGAGTGTAAATACATCAGGTAACAATCCATATTATGGAGAAAATTCTAATCAATCATTCAAAAATATTCCACAGTTGTACAATTCTTTACATAGTCCTTCTATAAATCAAGATGTAAGTCCTGATAGTGATTTAAAACGCGAATATCTGAATAAGCAACGTTTAAATGCTAGAATGGTATCTCCGTCTATATCTACTAACAAATTTTAAAATAAATTAGGAATAAGAAAAACAATATATACTTTTAAAAAAGTGATATAATAATAAATTAAGTTATTTAGTATTATATGTCCAAACAAATTTTAAGCATTGATGTTGGAATAAAAAATTTATCTTTCTGTTTATTTGAAACAAATAAAAGCAATTTAAATTTAGAAGAAATACATGTTCTAAAATGGGATAATATCGACCTAACAAAACAAAATGATGTAGGCAGTAAATGTATTTATATTGAAGATAATTCAATTACTAAACAGAATACAAAATCTAAAACTAAATCTAAGGTTAATGATTCTACTGATATTTGTAACAAACCTGCCAAGTTTATAAAAGACGGTAAATGCTATTGTTTAAAACACTCTAAACTAACAAATTTTTTACAACCAGCTGCTGATTTGAAACCAGCTTTCTTGAATAAACAGAAGATTTCTAATTTGATTGACATAGCTAACAAATACAAATTATTGTCAGAAACGGAACTAGGCTATAAAAAGGCAAAACTAGTTGAACTAATAAATGACTTCTCTCTTAAAAACTGTTTTTTACCAGTAGAAAAAAGCAATGCTTCCAAAATTGATTTAGTAACAATTGGTCGCAATATTCAGCACCGTTTTGACGATATATTAGGTGATTATTTACTATCTATTGATACTATAATTATTGAAAACCAAATCGGTCCAATTGCCAACAAAATGAAGACTATACAAGGAATGTTATCACAGTATTTCATAATGAAAAACAATAATATTTCCATTGATTTTATTAGTGCAACTAACAAATTAAAAGATTTTATACCTTTAGCAATACCAAATGCTGAAAATTTAGAATCAGATACAAAAAATACCCAAACAAAAATGGACTATAAACAGCGAAAAAAAATGGGAGTACAAACATGTAGCAATTTTGTATCTTTTGACAAAAGATTTAGCAATTGGACAACGTTTTTTTCAAAACATCAAAAAAAAGACGACTTATCTGATTGCTTTTTACAAGGTATGTGGTATATCAAACACAAAATATAGTGATTAAGCATTATTTTATTATTATTTTATTTAATTATAAAATATATATATTTCAATTCGTATTACTTAAAATTAATTGTTCTATATAATTCATAATAATGGATAACGATATAATTGATATTTCACTGGATTTTGAGAATTTAGACTCTGGGTCTAATTGGGGGTCAAAAACAACAAATTTTGGTGGTGGTCTAGAATTATTAATGAATGATAAACATCCAAAGAATTCTGCTCCTACTAGTGACATTAATATTGATGATTTAAACAATTTAGAAAATGAATTAAATGATTTAGCAAATACAACTGCTCCATCTTCCAATAATTTTGAGTCCGGGTTATTTGGTGTCAAAACCAGTTTTGATGATAAACCATCTGTTCGATTTGACGAATCTCCGTCTATTGGAAAATCTACATCAAATACCGACTCTGATGCCAAAACATATGACGGATATGGCAAATTTAATAACATTCCGATTAATCCTGATATAC